ACCCAGTGTTAATGCGCCTTACGGTGTTGAATGTCGTTCATTATTCCATGCACCAAAGGGCAATGTGCTTGTTGGCGCAGACCTATCATCCTTAGAATTAGTTTGCTTGGCTCATTATATGGCTAAGTATGATGATGGAATATATGCCAATGAGGTTTCCTCTGGGGACGTGCATTCTATGAATCAACGCTCTGCGGGTTTACCTACTCGAAATAATGCAAAGACCTTTATTTATGGTTTTTTATATGGGGCAGGTGCTGCAAAGATTGGTTCTATCGTTGGTGGTAGTGAGACTGAGGGTCGCAAACTCATAAAGAAATTCATGAGAGCGACACCTGCAATCAAGATACTACGTGAAGCTGTTATTAAAAGTGTGAAATCTAAAGGTTCATTAACTGGATTAGATGGTCGAACACTACCAATTAGGTCTGAACATTCTGCATTAAACATGCTGTTGCAATCGGCTGGGGCAATCCTGGCGAAGAGAGCAACAGTCATATTCTACGAAAACTTAACCCGCATGGGCTACGAATTTGGAAAGGACTACGCACTTGTGGCGCATGTCCATGACGAAATCCAAGTCATATGCAAAAAGGAGTTAGCCGATATTGTCGGACAAGAAGCAGTCAAATCTTTTGAACTTGCTGGGGAATACTACGAACTGCGATGCCCGCTCACGGGTGAATACAAGCAGGGTCAGACATGGGCAGACACGCACTGATAAAAACCGTACCAAACGTAACAATCGTAGACGTGATTTAGTCGCTTATAAAGGTGGCGTATGTGAGAGATGTAATGCCTCTCCATTATATGTCGCCTTTGACTTCCATCACAAAGACCCAGAGCAAAAGAAATTCCCATTATCCCAGCGTAATATGGCTAGAAAGTGGGAAGACCTCATAAAAGAAGCAGACAAATGCCACTTACTTTGTGCCAATTGTCACAGAATTGTTCACTTCAAACGTGAAACAAAGTTCTTAAAATAAACATTAGTTTAATATTAAACCAAACCCATAGGATATATATGACAGAAATTGATTTAGACGTAGCTGTAGTACATGCCATGTGCGAGTGCATAGCATCTTTAAATAAATCGTGTTTAAAAAATGATGAACACATGAAGCAAATCACGCACACTGCAGCGAGTATTTGTTTGAACACGATGTTAGAAACGCAGAAAAAACCAAACCTCCTTCACAGTATAGATGGAGGTAAGATACAATGACAAAGTTTCTAGTCGATGCAGACATTGTGGCCTTCAAGGCTGCAACTGCTGCAGAACAGCCTACCAATTGGGGTGATGGCCTATGGACGCTTCATGCCTATGAACAAGATGCCATGGAATACTGTCTCAATTACTTTGCTAACCTACCTAAGATACTGGGTGAAGGTTACACATCCCTATATTTAACTGGGAAAAAGAACTGGAGAAAGGAAATACTCCCATCATATAAGGCCAATAGAGACGATAAGCGTAAGCCTATGCTTCTTCAGTTTCTGCGTAATTGGATGCAATCGCAGTTCAATGCCATTATCATTGAGGGATTAGAAGCAGACGACTTGCTAGGCATTACTGCTACATCTTCGAGAGAAGAGTGTATTATTGTCTCAGAGGATAAAGACCTCAATACAATTCCATGTAAAATTTTTAACCCCGCTAAAGATACAAAAGCTAGAACAATTACAGAGTTCGAAGCTGACTATAATCACATGATGCAGACCCTTTGTGGTGACGCTAGTGACAACTATTCTGGATGCCCCAGCATAGGGCCAAAAACTGCAGAAAAAATTTTAGCAGATTGTGAAACAAGTGCAGACCTTTGGGATGCAACTTTAGCAACTTTCAAAAAGAAAAAATTGTCAGAAGAGGTGGCTCTTATACAAGCGCAAGTCGCTCGTATTTGTCGTGCATCCGAATACAATTTTGAAACAAAAGAGGTAATCCCATGGACACCAAAATAGATGAAGAAGTGATTAATCCGCAACACTATTCAAACTACAGAATAGAACCTGCTGAATACATCATGCTCAACGGAATGGAATTTTGGAGAGGCAACATTATCAAGTACGCAAGCCGTGCAGGTATGAAGCTGTATCCAAACCAAACACAAGTGCAATCAGAAATAACTGACCTGCAAAAAACAATACGATATTGCGAAATGCGTATCGAACAATTAGATTAGGAGTGTCTAGTAACTATATGAATACATTCGACGATTATCAAAAGGCTGCAGAGACTACTGCAATATACTCAAAGAAGACTGCGCTTGAGTATTTAAGCCTTGGACTTGCTTCAGAAGCAGGTGAAGTTGCAGGACACATTGCCAAGTATTATCGCTCAGATAGACCCTATCCTATGGAAGACATCTTAGCTGAGTGTGGAGATGTTCTTTGGTTTATTTCAGAATTGGCCCGTATCCATAACAAGCCATTATCAGAATTAGCAGCAGAAAATATCGCCAAACTTCAATCCCGAAAACAACGAGGAAAACTGAAAGGCAATGGTGATAAAAGATGAACCTAAATCACAATCAACCCTATGGCCCTTCAATGCCTATCTCAGAAGAAATTGATAAAGTTAAATACCGCCAAACAGGTGAAGATTTTTACTCAAAAGTTGTGCGTATTGCAGACGCTCTCAAGGATGATGCAGGGCATTTTGAAGACTTTAAAGATGCCATGCGATACATGCGATTTCTACCTGCAGGTCGTGTGCAAAATGCGATGGGTGCAGCACGTCAAACCACGGCGTATAATTGCTTTGTGTCTGGCACTATTGATGACAGTATGGACTGCATCATGCAGCGAGCCACTGAAGCTGCTGAAACAATGCGCCGTGGCGGTGGCATCGGATACGATTTCAGCCGCTTGCGTCCACGAGGTGACCGTATCAAATCCCTTGAAAGTCAAGCATCTGGTGCAGTTTCATTTATGAAAATATTTGATGCTGTCTGTCAGACCATTGCAAGTAGCGGTCACAGGCGTGGCGCACAGATGGGTGTCCTTAGAATTGACCACCCAGACATTGAACAATTCATAACAGCTAAGAATGATGGTAGTACACTTGGTGGCTTCAATATTTCTGTAGGTGTGACTGATGAATTCATGGAATGCCTTGAGCAAAACAAGCCTTTCCCCTTAAAGTTTGATGGAAAAGTATATCGTGAAGTAGACCCTGTAGCCCTTTGGGATATGATTATGAGGTCAACTTGGGACTGGGCAGAGCCTGGTGTGCTGTTCATAGATACCATTAATAATATGAATAATTTGTATTATTGTGAGAAGATAGAAAGCACCAACCCATGTGGCGAAGTCCCTTTACCACCTTATGGTGCATGTCTACTTGGGTCATTCAATCTTACAAAATATGTAAGTGAAGGTGAATTTAACTTTGACCTCTATATCAGTGATATTGGTACTGTAGTTCGAGCTATGGACAATGTTGTTGATAGGGCAATCTACCCGCTTGAAGCACAAAAGGTAGAAGCAGAGAACAAACGCCGTATGGGTTTAGGTATTACAGGTTTAGCAAACGCAGCTGAAATGTGTGGCAAACCCTATGCATCAGAAGAGTTTATGGAATTTACCGATGCTATCTTATCAACACTGAGAGATTACACTTATTCTGCAAGTACAGACTTGGCAGCAGAGAAGGGTGCATTTCCTCTCTATGATGAAGAGAAATACATGAAGAGTAGATTTGTCCAAACTTTACCAGATTGGGTCAAAGATAAGATTAAAACCAATGGTATCAGAAACTCACACCTCACATCTATTGCACCAACAGGGACTATATCGCTGACTGCTGACAATGTGAGTAGTGGAATTGAACCACCTTTTGCTCTCTTCTTTGATAGGACTATCCAACAATTTGATGGTCACCAAGTTGAACGAGTAGAAGATTATGCGTATCGACACGGTGTGCATGGGCGTACTGCCAATCAAATCTCAGCACAAGACCACCTTGCGGTACTCGCTTTGACTTCACAATATGCAGATGCTGCAGTCTCAAAGACATGTAATGTTGGAGATAATGTAACTTATGATGAATTCAAAGAGCTATACTCCGATGCATGGAAAGCTGGATGCAAAGGCATAACTACCTTTCGTGCAGCTGGAAAGAGATACGGAATTTTGAATGAAGTTCCATCTAAAGAAAAACCTAATGCAGAGGCTTGTTTTATTGACCCAGATACAGGTCAAAAGAGCTGTGAATAATAATAAACTACTTAGCTTGTCCCTATATGGGGCAAGTTTTGTTAGTTGCACTAAAGAGGAATACATATGTTTCCACACGTTTCGAATGAACTAATAGATGAATTGAACAAACGCTTCCCAGATAAAAGTCCAAGTCTTGATGAAAACTATCAAGAACTTATGTGGCGTGGAGGACAACGCTCAATTATCGATTTTTTAAATACAATACATGAAGACCAATTGGCTTCATCATTAGGAGAATAATATCATGTGCTTTGGAGGAGGAAAATCCGACCCGCCACCACCAGCCCCACCGCCCGCCGCACCACCTGCGCCAAATCCTGTCATGACAAATATGTATGACCCATCAACACCTGAGAGTGGTGATGCAGCAGAAAAAGGTGCAGTAGCTGATAAGGCCGCTGGTACATCACAACTAAGAGTAGACTTAGACCCTACTTTATCAAACATAGATAAGAACACTGGTCTACAAATTAACAAGTGAGAATTAAATGAGTATAGGAACAGCAGAAGCTCG